GTGCTTGCTGTGTGGTGCCTTCGTGGATCAGTCGTTGCCGCGTGAGCATCCGATGTCTCGGACGGTTGATCACGTCCGTGAGTTGTGGCAGGGCGGGGATCCGCTGGATCGGGCGAACTGCCGGCTGGCTCATCGTCGTTGCAACTCGGCGAAGTCGAATAAGGCCAGGTCAAAGGCCCGGCCTCGGCCGCAGTTCACTGCTGATGCCGCAACCCTGTGATCGCAGGCTGGCAATTCGTGACGCAATGTCCGAATTGGTAGGGCTGGGTGGCGTGGGTCGTTAGCGATCAAGCCCCTGAACTGCGGAAACGCTAGGGCGTGGCGGAATGTCCGTTTTTTGAGTGGATCTTGTTTTGACCCCGCGCCCCCGTGAAAAAAATCTCCCCCCGCAAAAAAATCACAGGGGGCAGTGATCTTGGAACGGGGGATCATGGCTGCGAAACGTCCGCCTGGTCTCGGTCCCCGCGGCTCTCGGCTCTGGCGGGAGATGACGGCTTCTGGCTCTCTGACTCCGGCGCACTCGGTGCTTCTGGAGGAGGCTTGCCGTCTCGCTGACCGGCTCGATTGGCTCAACTCGATTCTCCTGCGGTGGACGTCGCCGGTCAAGGCGGATGACGGAGATGACGAGCCGAAACCCGGGGAAATCCAGGGGCTGTTGGCGGAGTCTCGGCAGCAGGCGACTGCTCTTCGGGGCCTTGTGGCGGAGATTCGGCAGGCTCAGAAGGGCTCGGTCCCGGCATCTACGAAGCCGGCGGCGAAGGCGGGGGGTTCTGGTGTCGCGGACCTCTCGGCGCGGATCGCTGCAAGGCGCGGCCAGGCCTCGGGTTGAGTGTGTGCCGCCGTCGGCCTATTCGCTGGGTGCGGAGGCGGTGGAGCTGGCGAAGCGCGCGGGCTTGGTGCTGGATCCGTGGCAGGCGGATTCGATCGAGCTGATGCTCAGTGTGCGCGAAGACGGCAAGTGGGCCTGCTTCGAATACGGGGAGATCGTCGCGAGGCAGAACGGCAAGGGCGCGATCCTCGAAGCTCGCGCTCTGGCCGGTCTGTTCCTGCTGGACGAGCGCCTGATCATGTGGTCCGCTCACGAGTACAAGACCGCCATGGAGGGCTTCCGCCGGTTCAAGGCCTTGCTGAAGGGCTTGGGGGAGCCGCTCAGCGAGAACCTGATCGACGTCGACGGCGTGCACATCAAGGTCATCAACACGAACGGGGAAGAGAGCTTCGAGAGGCTCGACACCGGGGCCCGCGTGAAGTTCATCGCCCGCAGCAAGGGCAGCGGTCGTGGCTTCTCCGGTGACTGCAACATCATCGACGAGGCGTTCGCGTACACGCTGTTGCAGCAGGATGCGCTGATGCCGACGATGTCGGCTCGCCCGAACCCCCAGATCGTCTACACCTCGTCGCCGCCGTTGGATGGTGACGACGGCTCGGGCGAGGTGATGTTCGCGCTGCACGCGCGTGCGGAGGCCGGGGGCGACGACAGCTTCGGCTGGCGGGACTGGGGGATCGCAGGCGACCTCGACCACCTGGACGCGATCGACCTGGACGACCGGCGGTTGTGGGCGGCGTCGAACCCGGCCCTGGGCTACCGGTTGTCGGAGGAGGCGGTGCTGCGGGAGCGCCGGTCGATGGGTGACGCCGGGTTCGCGCGGGAGCGGCTCGGGGTGTGGCCGCGGAAGAGTCAGGGGAACGCGGTCATTGATGCGGCCGTGTGGGTGGCGTTGGCGGATGCGTCGTCGGAGCGGGACCGTGAGCACGGGGTGGCGATCGGCATCGACGTGTCGCCGCTGCGGGACTACACGGCAGTCTGCGTGTACGGGATGCGGGCTGACGGGCTGGGCCACACGCAGCTGGCGGACTACCGGCCGGGTACGAAGTGGCTGCTACCGCGGCTGGTGGAGCTGCGAGAGGCGCTGGGCCCGATCTCGATCGCGATGGGGCGGGGCACGTTCGCGTTCCTGGAGACCTTGCTGGATCAGCACGATTTTCACCGGCCGGAGGATCCGGAGTCGCCGCAACCGGGCGATCTGGCCGTGACGTCCGCCGTCGATATGGCAGCGGCGGCCGGCCAACTGCTGGAGGCGGTGCGCGAGGAGTCGTTCCGGGTGGTGCCGAACCGGCACCTGGACGTGGCGGTCGCCAGCGCGAAGACGAGGTCGACGGGCGAGACGATCGCGTGGACGACGAAGGGTGTGGAGGGCGACATCAGCCCGCTGGTGGCGATGACGCTGGCCCGCTGGTCCTACGTGACGCGCTCACATCTGCTTGAGGGCCATCGGTACGACGTACTGGAGTCGATCTTCTAGGGGGCGTGATGGATTTCGGGCGGTGGTTCCGTCGCGCTCCGAAGCAGTCGAGGGCGGAGGATGCGGGGCCGGTTCTGGTAGGCGACGTGTGGATGGATGCGCGGGGTCGGACGGCGAGTAGCTGGCGCGCCACGGCCCGCGCCACGTGGGGCCGACGGCTTGGTCTCGTGGCTCGCAGCTTCCGTCAGGCGGGGGCCTGGCTGGTGGGTGTTGAGGCTCGCTCAGGCGAGGAGAAGCGCTCTATCGCGTCCGTGCCGTGGGGGCGCGGCGGCAGCCTCGGCGGGGGACCCGTCAGCGTGGACCGGGCACTACAGCTTGCCCCCGTGTACGCAGCCGGACGGATCCTGGCGTCCAATCTCGCCGCGGCGCCCCTACGCCAGTACCGGGAAACCGGCGGAGCGGTCCAGAGTCTGCCCTTGGCAAGTCTCTTCGCGAGCCCGTCGGTGCAGGGCAACTTGCACGACTGGATCAAGCGGGCCGTCCTCTCGATGGTGTACCGGGGGAATGCCGTCGGCTACGTCACGGCCCGCGACTACCTGGGCTACCCGACGATGATCGAGTGGCTGCCCATGGACTGGGTCCAGGTCGTCGACTCGATGCCCTCCGGCGAAGGATCCTTCGTCAACCCGATCTGGTACATCCTCGGCAACCGCGTCCAGGACCCCAACGACATCGTGCACATCCCCTGGTTCACGCTCCCGGGCAAGGTGCTGGGCCTGTCACCGATCGGCGCGTTCGCGTCGATGGCGACGACGAACCTGGCCGCGCAGGAGTACATGGAGGCCTGGCACGCCACTGGCGGTGTCCCGCCGGGCACCTTCAAGAACACCACGCAGACGGTGGACGGGCAGGACGCGGCGGTCATCAAGGCCCGCCTGATGGAGGCGATCCGCACCCGTCAGCCGATCGTTTACGGCAAAGACTGGGACTACAACCCGATCACCGTGCCCGCCTACGAGGCCCAGTTCATCTCCACCCTGAAGCTCGGCGCCACCCAGCTCGCAGCGATTTACGGGGTGCCGCCAGAACTGATCGGCGGCGAGACCGGCGGGTCGATGTCGTACAGCAGCCCGGAGCAGCGTGAGATCGAACTGATCCAACTCACGCTCCTGCCGTGGATGAGCACCCTGGAGTCGCACCTGTCGATGCTGATTCCACGCGGACAGTGCGTGCGCTTCGATGCGGACGCGCTGATCCGCCTGGACCCGCTGACCCGCTGGTCGATCTACGAGAAGCAGCGGCTGATCGGCGGCGCGAACGTCGACGAGATCCGCAACCGCGAGAACATGTCGCCGCTGCCAGACGGCCAGGGCCAGGACTACACGCCGTTGCCCATTCAGGCTGGCGTGTCCATCACTCCGCCGGCGATCCGTGGCGGCAGTGAGGATCCCAGGTTGCGGCTCGTTCGCGAGGAGCGCGACCGTGCCTGATCACATCATCACCCGGACCGCCGTAGGAGGCAGCACCGTGGAAATCGAGCGCCGGTACACCTCCGGCGATACCGGTAAGGCTGAGCTGCGCGCCGACAACGGCGCCAAGAGGATCGGCGGCTACGCCTCGGTCTTCAACCGCCAGTCCCGCAACTTGGGCGGCTTCGTCGAGGTCGTCGACCCGATCGCCTTCAACCAGTCCCGCGGGGACGGCTGGCCCGAGGTCATCGCCCGCTACAACCACGACGACAACCAGCTGCTGGGTACGACCGCGGCTGGGACGCTCCGGATGTCGATCGACCAGTACGGCCTGTCTTACGACGTGCTGCCGCCGGCTGCAATGGCGCATGTGGTCGAACTGGTCGAACGCGGTGACGTCCGCAAGTCTTCGTTCGCGTTCCGCACGATCAGCGACGACTGGTCGACGACCGAGCAGGGCTACCCGCTGCGCCGCCTGACGGGCGTGCAGCTGGTCGACGTGGCGCCGGTGAACACGCCCGCCTACCCGGACAGCACGGCGGGCCTGCGGTCGCTGGCCACCAAGTTCGACGCCGACCTCGAAGAGGTCCGGTCGATGGCCGAGCACGACGAGCTGCGGAAGTTCTTCGTGCGCACCGACGGCCCACAGCCGAAGAAGGTGGCACGCCGGGGCATCCCGGGCCACGCTGCGGCAGCGGCTCTGCTTGCCCGCCGGGAAGACCCCTACGTCTGAGGCTTCGGCCTCCAACAGAAGACCCCCTGTGGGGGCGGCACGCCGTTCTAGGACCGCGTAGCCGTATCGCCACGGCGCCGACTTGGGCTCTCCCGGTCGGTGTCCGCTTTGGATGCGGTGAAGCAAACAACGGGCCAGCGTGCGACACGAGGAAGCGATCAGCGGACCGCCGGTAGCGAAAAGGCGCCGGCCACAGGCACCCATGGGTGCGGGACCGCGCGGGCTCCCCGTTCGAGATCGATTTCGAGCGGACGAGGAGTCCACACCCATGTCTGAAATGGTTCAGAGGCTGCGTGAGCGTCGCGCCCAGGTCTGGGAGCAGATGAAGGCGATCGCCGACCGCAGCACCGAGGACAACCGCAATCTCACGGCCGAGGAGCAGGGCCAGTGGGACGTGATGAACGAGGAGCTCGACAAGCTCGACCAGCGCATCAAGTCGGCGCTGGACACCGAGCAGCGCGCCAAGGAGGCCGACGAGGCGTTCGAGCGCCTCAACGGCAAGGGCGGCGGGCAGCGCAGCAGCAACGGCGGGGGCCAGGTGGAGCGCCGCGGCGAGCAGCCGCCGGCCGGTGGCGGGGACCGCGGTGAGGAGCTGCGCTCCTTCCTGCGCGGCGAGCGCGGCCGGTTCTTCGACGTCAACCCGGACGGCCCGGTCGACTACCGCACCCTGACCAAGGGCACGGCGACCGCGGGCGGCAACACCGTGCCCACCAGCTTCTACGACCGGCTGATCGCGCATCTCATCGAGGTGTCGGCGATCATGCAGGCGGGGGCGACGATCCTCAACACGAACAGCGGTGAGGTCATTCAGGTCCCGAAGACCACCGCGCACTCCAGCGCGGCGATCGTCACCGAAGGCAACGCGATCGGTGTCTCGGACCCGACGTTCGGCCAGATCCCGCTGGGTGCCTACAAGTACGGCACGATGATCCAGGTGTCGCGCGAGCTCCTCGACGACACCGGCGTCGACCTGGAGGGCTACCTGGCCATGCAGGCCGGCCGGGCGCTCGGCAACGCGTTCGGCGCGCACGCCATGACCGGCACGGGTACCTCGCAGCCGCGCGGTGTCATCACCGACGCCACGCTGGGCGTGACGGGCGGCACGGGTGTCGCCGGTGCATTCTCCGCCGACAACCTGATCGACCTGTTCTTCTCGGTGATCGCCCCGTACCGGGCGTCCGCATCCTGCAAGTGGATCATGAAGGACTCGACGGTCGCCAACGCCCGCAAGCTGAAGGACACGACCGGGCAGTACATCTGGCAGCCCGGTCTCCAGTCGGGCGCCCCGGACATGATCCTCGGCAAGCCGGTCCTGACCGACCCGAACGTGCCCGCCACCGCCCTGTCGGCGAAGTCCCTGGTCTTCGGCGACTTCAGCCAGTTCTTCGTCCGCTTCGCCGGCGGCGTCCGCTTCGAGCGCAGCGACGACTACGCGTTCAACACGGACCTGGTCACCTTCCGGGCCCTGCTCCGCGCCGACTGCTCGCTCGTGGACTTGACCGGGGCTGTGAAATATTTCGCCGGTGGTGCCAGTTAGCGGGTACCGGTTCACTGAACCGGTCCACGTGAGATGATTCTTCCCGGGCGGAAGTTCGCCCGCCCGGGAGGGACTTGGTAATGCCGCAACAAACGATGACGAACAGGCTCGATCCCCGGCCGTGCCCGGTGTGCTCAACCCCGTTTCAGCCGTATCGGACGAGCCAGTTCACGTGCTCACGCCCCTGTAGGGACAAGGCGGTCCGTCAAGGCCTGGTGAGCCCAAAGGCGGCGGTACGGGAACTAACATGCCGGGGCTGCGGCGAGATCTTCACGGCGATGTGGTCGGGAGTGGGCAGGCAGCCCTCGTGCCCCTCGTGCGCCGTGGCAACTGCGAGCGAGAGGCAGGCCCGCAAGAACGCGGCAAGGCGCGTCGGGGCTGATCCAGCCCGTCAAGGGAAGAACCTCCGCGATCTCCTGAGGCGCCGATACGGAATCAGCGTCGAGCAGTACAAAAAGATGCTCGCCAGCCAGGACGGCCGGTGCGCGATTTGCGGCGACCCACCTGATCCCAACGGGGTGCGGGCCACGTCGCGTCTGCACGTCGACCACGACCACGTGACCAACCAGAACCGCGATCTGCTGTGCAGTCGTTGCAATCAGGGCGTGGGCTTCTTCCGCGACGACCCGCAGCTGCTGCGCGCGGCAGCCGAGTACATCGAGCGTCATCGAAAAGGGGCCTGACGCCCCCTCGCACACCATCAGGAGATCCTCATGGCCAAGGGCCAGCACACTCTCGGCAGCGACCTCTCGTGGGGCGTCCGTTCGGCGCTCACCGACCTCACCAGCGCCGTGGGCACCCCCGCTGGCGGCACCGTCGACGTGACCGCCACGCCCACGCAGTCCACGATCAACAACAACTTCGCGACGCTCGTGCAGCGCGTCAACGCCCTCACGGCCGCCCTGCGCGACGCCGGGATCATCGCCAACTGACAGGGAGAGGCTGATCGATGCGTGTACGCATGAAGGTCGACGTGTCGGGTTCGCGGGACGGCCAGCCGTGGCCGAAGCGGGGCGAGGCTCTCAACGTCGCGGACGACGAGGGGGCCAGCCTGTGCGCCTCCGGCCTCGCCGAGCCCGTCACGGACGCCGACGCGGACGTCGAAAAGGCGGTTCCGGACGACGCCGAACAGCGGGCCCTGACCACCGACGCCGCTTCGTCGCTGACGCCCGGAGCGGACGACGGCCAGGAGCCGCCGCGAAAGCAGGCTGCCGCCCCTGCGAAGAAGGCTGCCGCTAAGCGCACCCCGGCGAAGCCGCAGACCGAGGGCAAGTAGTGGTGGGCGGGCAGACGTTCGTCCTGACCGTCGAAGCGTCGGGTGAGGTGACGCCCGCCGGGAACCAGTCCGAGGCCGAGGAGTCTCTTGACCCCGAGGAGGTGACCGATGGCTGAGGGCCTTTCCACGACGCTGGTCTCGAACTGGCTGAACACGCTCAGGGCGGCCGGTGCGGCGTTCGGCCCGGTGTCGACCTACGTGCAACTCCACACCGCCAACCCGGGTGCGGCCGGTACGACGGCGATCAGCGCCGGGTCGACGACGCGGATACAGGCGACGTTCGCCGCCTCGTCGGGCGGCAGCGCGCTTGCGCTATCGGCGAGCGTGGGGCCGTGGACGAACGGTGGCACGTCGGAGACGCTGACGGATATCTCGGTGTGGACGGCGGCGTCGGGCGGGACGTTCTTGTTCTCGGTGGCTTTGACGGCCAGTAAAGCCTGGGCGTCTGCCGACACGTTCACATTGCAATCTCTCGGTGTGAGCCTGTCTCCGCAAGCCTCATGATTTGGCTGCGGCTCCTCTGACTCCGTAGAAGCAGCCCTCTGCCTGCGGGCGGTGTGACGCCCTGACAGGGAGGTCGGCATGACGACCTTCACCGACGACTTCAACAGGGCCGACGGCAGCCCCGGCGCCAACTGGACGGCGGTCTCCGGAACCTGGACGATTGCCTCCAACCAGCTCTCGTCGGGGAACGCCGGCGGCACGATCGTCATCCGTGCCACCACAGCGATGGCCACCAACGACAACTCGGCGCAGGTCACCATCGCCGCCACCGGGGCCGTCTCGCACGGTGTGTTCTGCCGCGGCAACTCGACCTTCACGCAGGGATATTTGTGGCGTAATGACGGCACGAGCTGGAATCTCTTCTCGAACGTGGGTGGCTCGTTCACGTCGATCGGCTCCTTCGCCGGGGCGGCCGTCGCAGGTGACGTCGCGAAAATCTCCGCCGTCGGGTCGACGATCAAAGGCTGGGTCAACGGCGTCGCCCGCGTCACGGTGACCGACACCGCCGTCACTACCGGAACCAGCGTCGGTCTCCGCGCCGAATCGACGAACCTGCTTCGCTTCGATGATTTCACCGGGGCTGATGTCACCTCCGGCGTCACGGGCGACGCGGCACTGTCCAGCACCGCAACATTGTCCGCGTCGGGCCTGAGGGCCACTGTGGGCGCTGCTGCACAGGCGGCCACGGCTGGGCTCTCGGCGGCAGGCCAACTGGCCGCGGTCGGCGCGGCGTCCGAATCGGTGACCGCAACGCTCACTGCGGGCGGAACGCGCAGCGCTGCCGCGTCAGCATCCAGTGCCGTGACCGCTGCGATCTCGGCGGCGGGGACGATCGGCGCGGTGGGCTCCGTGGCGGCTTCGACTGCGGCGGGTCTGTCTGCGGCCGGTACGGCGGGGTTCGTCGATGGGGCGTCGCTGGCTGGATCTGCCGGGTTGTCTGCTGGCGGTGGGCGAGGGATGTCCGGCGGCTGCTCCCTGAGTGCGGCTGCCGGACTGTCGGCAGCTGGTTCGCTGGTTCCCCCACTGGTCCGGGGTACGTCGGGGCCGGGTGTGGTGGCGTCGCCGAGCGCGGGCAGGGGCGCGTCGAGCGCTCCGGTGGCATCGGGCGGCAGCGTGCTGGTTCCTACGGCGTCGGGAGGCTCCACGTGATTGACCTCGGCGCCGTGCAGCAGATCGCGGTCGATGTCCGCAATGCCTCCGGGGTGTTGGTGGATCCGTCGTCGGCGACGCTCACGCTCACTCTCCCGGACGGCAGTACGCTCACCCCGGCGGTGCCGCTGCCGTCGGCGACCGCCGGGAAGTTGAGGGTCGACTTCGTCACCACGCAGGTTGGTAGGCATGCCTGGCGGATGGTCACGTCGAATCCGACGACCGCCTACAGCGACGTGTTCGATGTGCGGCCTGCGGTTCCGGTCGGGATCGTGTCGCTGGCGGATGCGCGTGCCCAGCTCAACATGGGGCCCGCGGAGACCGCCGACGACGAAGAGTTGCGTGGCTTCATCGGGGCGGCGACGGGTGCGGTGGAGCGGGCGCTCGGCCGGGTCGTGGTGCGACGCACCATTGTCGAGCGGCAGCAGGTCGGCTGTGCGAGAGAGGTGCTGCTCCGGCAGGTGCCGGTGGTGTCTCTGACGTCGGTGGCTGCTGCGGACGGTTCGACGACGTGGGATCCGGCGAACATGCGGGTCGACGGTGAGACGGGCCTGTTGACGGTCACGTCTGGCGAGTCGCTCGTGGGTGCTGTGGATTTCACGTATCAGGCAGGCGAAGTCGTCGTACCTGAGGATTACCAGCTTGCCGCGCTGATCATCGTGCAGCATCTGTGGGAGACGCAGCGCGGCTCCATGGGTGTCCAGCTCGGCGGCGACTCCGACAACTGGGTGGCTGGCCGCGGCTTCGCGATCCCGCGCCGTGCACTGGAGCTACTGGGCCCCCAACTGCCGGGGGTGGCGTGATGGCGTGGGTTTCGAAGCTGCCGGCCGCGATCGACGGCCTTGTCACGCTCTTTGGTGCCTGGGCTGGTCTGTCTGGCGTTAGCGTCCTGGACGGGCCGACCTCTTCTCAGCAGACGTTCCGCGAGGTGCTGACCGTCGGCTGGACGGGCGGGGACGACGAGACGGACGCTGAGTCGGCGCTCCTCACGGAGGGGCTCGGTGGCAGTCCGGACCGCGAGCAGTTCACGATCCGGTGCGCGGCTGCGGTGCTCCGTGGCACGGACGATCTTCCCGGCGCCCGCAAGCGAGCCTACGAGCTGCTGGCGGAGGCCGGTGCAGCCATCGCGCAGGATCGCACGCTACGGGGCGCGGTGATGCGAGCGATGGTCGGCTCGCACAGCCTGTCGCAGGAGCTGACGCAGCAGGGCGCCCAGGCCGTCGTCACGTTCGAGGTGTCCTGCGACGCCTACTCCGGCGCCTGATCGCGGCGCCGTCATCTTGCCCGTTGGGCCAGTCAGAAGGAGAGATCGCGGATGACCGCGCTCGTCACTCAGGTCGTGCCCAACGTGGGCGTCGACATTTCCACCTCGCTGGTGGCCGCCACGAACGGCGACACCGCCGCATGCGGGCCTGGCACCTTCCTGCTCGTCAAGAACGCCAGCGGCGCCGGAATCACCGTCACCATCACCACCCCCGGTGTCGTCGACGGCCGCCTCGCCATCGCCGACAGCACCTCGCCGAGCATCGCCCTGACCAGCGGGCTCGGCATCATCCCGCTCATCACCAGCCTGTACGCGGACCCGACGACGGGGCTGGCGACGATCAACTACTCGGCCACGGCCAGCGTGACCGTCGCGGTGGTGAGGGTCCCGTGAGCGACGTGACGATGCGGCACCCGACTCTCCCGGGACACCAGGAGATCCAGGTCCCCAAGGACGCCGTGCCGCACTACACGGGCGCGGGCTGGCAGATCGTCCCTGCCGAGGAGCTGCAGCGACGTGCCGACGAGAAGGCGAAGGCAGACGCCGAAGCCGCCGCGAGCGAGACCGCAGACGAGCCGGAGCAGTCGGAGCCGGCGGAATCCACCGAGAGGCCGGCGCGGTCGCGCGCCAAGGCGCCAGAGAAGAAGGGCGAGTAACCGATGCCTGCCACCCCGATCGCTGCCACGTCCCGGTACATCCCGCCGGGCACGACTCGCTACTACTGGGTCGCGACCATCGCGAACAAGAACAGCCCGACCCGTGCCGAGCTGAATGCAGGCTCGGACCTGACCGCTGAGATCGCCTCGGTGTCCGGCTTCGCGACGAACAGCGACCAGCAGGACACCCCCGACCTCGGCAGCCGCTTCGTCGGCAAGATTCCCGGGCGGATCACGGCCGACGACAGCTCGATCACGATGTACATGTCGTCGACATCGTCCGACGTGCGGACGCTGCTGCCGCGTGACACGGCCGGCTTCATCTGCATCTTCCCCGAGGGCGACACGGCGGGCCTGAAGTACGACGTGTTCCCGGTCAAGGTGACCGGCCAGCCCAAGGCGCGCGACGTGGAGAACCCGGCGCAGATCACCATCCAGTTCGCGATCACTTCCATCCCGGTCGAGAACATCACCGTGCCGTGAGCATCTTCGTCCGGGACAGCGGGGACCTGCGGCGGATCACCCGCGAGCTGCGGCGCATGGACGACAAGGAACTCAAGAAGAAGTTCCGCCGGGAGCTGCGCAAGGCCGCGGCCCCGCTCGTGCCGAAGGTCCGGGCGAGCATCCGCAGCATCCCCTCCAAGCAGGCCTACAGCCCGGCCGGGCTTCGAGGCGCGTTGTCGAAGGCAACGCGCCTCGAGGTGAAGACCGTCGGCAAGCAGGCCGGCGTCGCGATCCGCGTGGACGGCCGCAAGATGCCCGCCCACATGAAGTCCTTGCCGTCGATGGTCGAGGGCAAGAAGCGCTGGCGTCACCCCGTCTACGGCAACCGCAACAACTGGGTCAATCAGCCCTCTGAGCCGTACTTCTACCGCGTCGTCCGTGCCGCAGGACCGGCTGCCCGCCGTGCTGTCGGCAGGGTGATGGACGACATCAGCAAAGACATCCGCTAGGAGAACCATGGCACTCACCCGCGACGCCATCCTCGGCGCCGTCGACGTCCAGACCGAGAAGGTCTTCGTCAAAGAGTGGGGGGACGACGTCATCGTCCGCGGCCTCACCGGCGACGAACTCGACAACTTCCAGGGCAGCATCCGCCAGTTCCGGCCCTCCTTCGACGGCAAGGGCATGGAACCCGTCCTGGTCCAGGACGGCATGCGCGCCAAGCTCTTGGTCAAGTGCCTCGTCGACGAGGCCGGCGAGCGGCTGTTCACCGACCAGGACGCGCCCGCGCTCGGCGCCAAGAACGGCTCGGTCATCGACCGGCTGTACGACGTCGCGGCCCGCCTGTCCGGCCTGTCCGAGGAGGAGAAGGCGGAACTGGAGGGAAATTCCGAGACCGTCCCGAGCGACGGTTCTACTTCCTCCTAGCCCGCGAAGTCTTCGGCTGCTCGGTAGCCGAGATGCTCCGGCGGGTCTCCGCCCGCGAACTCGCCGAGTGGGAGATCTTCTACCAACTTGAAGCTGAGGAACGGGAAGCCGAAGAGGCGGAAGCCGAGCGTCGCAGCCGCACCTAGCCATGACCACCTGCTGACCTGGGGGAGGCGTCATGGCGTCGACCGGCATCATCTACACGCTTATCGCCCGGGACGCGGCCTCCCGCACCTTCCATCAGGTCGGCCGGGCCGCGGCCAGGACCGACACGGTCATGGGCAAGCTCGCCAAGACCGCGAAGATCGCGGGCGAGGCGGTCGCGGTCGGGCTCGCGGCAGGCCTGGCCGAAGGTGTGAAGTCCGCGGTGGAGTTCGAGTCGGAGATGACCCGGATCTCCACGCAGGCTGGCGCCACCACCAAGGACGTCAAGATCCTCACGGCTCAGGTGCTGAAGCTGGGCACCACCACCCAGCAGGGCCCGCAGCAGCTCGCCGAGTCCCTGTACCACCTCAAGTCCGTGGGCATGGACAACGTCAGCGCCATGAAGGCGCTGAAGGAGGCCAGCGACCTCGCCGCGGTGGGTCACGCCAACCTCGAGGAGACCACCAACGCGCTCGCCGGCGCCTGGCGTACCGGCATCCGCGGTGCCACCTCGTTCCATGAGGCCGTCTCGACGGTGAACGCGATCATCGGCGCGGGCAACATGTCGATGGAGCAGTTCAACGCGGCCATCGGCACCGGCATCCTTCCCAGCGCCAAGGAGTTCGGGCTGTCGATGAAGCAGGTCGGCGCCGCACTGGCGCTGATGACGGATGAGGGCATCGACTCCGCGTCCGCTGCGACCCGGCTGCGCATGTCCTTCAGCCTGCTCGGCGCCCCGTCGAAGGCTGCCGAGAAGCAGCTCAAGAAGATCCACCTCACGGGCCTCGACCTGGCCAAGGCGATGCGCGGCAAGGACGGCATCATCGGCGCCATCCAGATGCTGAAGGACCACTTGGACGCGTCTGGTCTGTCGGCGGCCGAGGAGTCGCAGCTGCTGTCCCGGGCGTTCGGTGGCGGCCGGTCGTCCTCCGGCATCCTGCTGATGATCAACAACTTGGATGTCCTGAAGAAGAAGCAGGATCAGATCAACCGGTCCACCGGGAAATTCGACGCCGCGGTCAAGCAGCAGCGGAAGACCGCCGAAGCCCAGTGGCATCTGCTCACCTCGAACCTTGAGGTCATGGGCATCCGGATCGGTACCAAGGTGCTGCCGTATGTCACGGATTTCGTGCACTACCTGGCCACCACAGCCATGCCTGCCGCCGCGACGTTCGGCAAGGTCATGGGGAAGCTCATCCCCACCGACAAGATCAAGCAGCAGATTTCCGGCGTCAAGAAGCTCGTCGGTGACTTCCTTTCCGGACTGACCGGAGGAAAGTCGGTCTCCAGCTTCGTCTCCGACTTCGTGGACGGCCTGACTGGCAAGAAGGCTCCCACGGGCGGGGTCAAGATCCCGAAAGCAACTCCGCCGAAGAACCTTCCTCCGTCGGTTGTCGCCTACGGCATGACACCGGCCCACCCGACCGCCGGCCCGGTGAAAACAGGTCTGCCTCCGTCGGCGATCGCCCACGGCATCAACATCACCCCGAACATCGGCTCCAAGTCGCCGCTGCCTCCGTCGGTCGTCGCTTACGGCATGAGCCCGACTCGGCATCTGCCGAAGCCGGTGAAGCCGAAGCTGTCTCCTGCCCAGCAGATGGGCAAGACGATCCACGACGCGATCGCAGGCGGCTTCAAGGACATCGACTGGAGCGGCCTCGGGAAGGTCCTGGGTGAGGGGCTTGGCTCCGCTTTCCAGTGGCTGGTGTCCCACGGCGCTGCTGTGTCGAAGAAGTTGGGCGAGGCCATCGGGAAGATCGACTGGGTCGACGTGGGCAAGCAGCTCGGCAAGATTGCGTTGCCGTTCGCGATCGGCTTCGTGGTCAACCTCTTCGAGCCGATGATGCACAAGGAGTTCTGGGAGAAGCACTGGCTCGACACGATCATCGCCGTCATCTCGGTCGTGCCGATCGGCAAGCTCGGCGGGGTCGTCAGCAAGCTTGGATCCCGGATCCCGTGGGGCAAGCTCGGCGAGGGACTGTCGAAGATTCCCTGGCAGAAGCTGATCCCCTTCTCGGAGAAGTTGGGCGCCGCTATCGGGCCGATCATCGTCAAAATCACCGAAGTCTTTGCGACGATCGGCCTGAAGGTGGGTGAGGCGCTCGCCCGCCGCTTCCCGAAGATCTCGCAGTGGTTCACTGAGCAGCTGATTCTGCTGCCCGTGCGGATCGGCGACCTCGGCCGGCTCTTCCAGCGCAAGGGCGGCGAGCTGGTCGCGAAACTCGGCAAGGGCCTCCTCGACCACATCCCCGGAGCGTCAAACAGGTTCGTCCGGGCAGCCCTGAAGTGGTTCGGCCGGTTCAGCCTGTGGCAGATCGGCGTGAACCTCGCGAAGTCGCTGCTGTCCGGCATCAACAACGCCCTGCAGGACGTCGGATCGTGGCTGAAGAAGCATCTCGTCGACCCCGTCGTGAACTGGGTGAAGTCCGGGTTCGGCATCAAGTCGCCTTCACGCGTGTTCGCGGCGATCGGCCACAACCTGGTCGCCGGCCTGAAGGGCGGTGTCCTTGCCGCGGCGGTCGGCATCGGCTCGTGGATGTGGAAGCGCACCGGCAAGCCTGTGGTTAGCGCCTTCCGCAGCGCAGGCTCGTGGCTGAAGTCGAAGGGCGGCGCCCTGATCTCCGGCTTGAAGTCCGGGGTCGTCGGGGCCATGAAGGGCATCGGCGGCTGGATCAAGGGCGCCATGATCGACCCGATCGTGGGCGCGGTTAAGCGCTTCTTCGGGATCAAGAGCCCGTCCCGCGTCTTCATGTCCATCGGCGGGCACCTCGTCTCCGGCCTGATCAAGGGCATGTCCCGCACCAACGGTGCAGCGATCGCCCACCGCGTATTCGGCAGCATGCCGAAGGCGCTCGCCGCGCTGGTCAAGAAGGGTCTCGTCTCCGTCGCCTCTCTGCCCGGGAAGGCGCTGAAGGCCTTGGGCAGTCTGGGCGGGGACATTCTCGGCCTGCTCGGCCTGGGGGGTGGCGGAGGCGGCTCGTCGGCCAACCAGAAGATCGGCGCGACGCTCGCGGCGACCCGCGGCTGGGTGGGGCCGCAGTGGGCTGCCCTGAAGAACCTGTGGAACGGGGAGTCCGGCTGGAACGAGCGGGCGCTGAACAAGAGCAGCGGTGCCTACGGCATTCCCCAGAGCCTGCCGGCTTCGAAGATGGCGTCGGCCGGCTCCGACTGGAAGACGAACCCGGCCACGCAGATCAAGTGGGGTCTGTCGTACATCGCGTCTCGGTACGGCAACCCGCTCAACGCGTACTCCGCGTGGCTGTCCCGCAGCCCGCACTGGTACGCCAAGGGCACGGGCGGCGCCGCGCCAGGCCTGGCCTGGGTCGGTGAGAAGGGCCCCGAGCTGGTCAACTTCAAGGGCGGCGAGGACGTCCTCAGTCACCCCGACTCGATGGCGTTCGCCAAGGCCAAAGGCATCAAGCTGCCTGGCTACGCGTCGGGAACCATCATGAACGCTGCTGACCGCGTCCGCCGGGACAAGCAGCGGGTGGCTGACGCGAAGGATGACCTGGCTCGAGCCCGGGCCCGGCACAAGGGTGTGGCGGCGGCTGAGAAGCGCTTGGAGGCTGCCAGGAAGGAGCTGAAGGCGGCGGAGATCGCGCTGGCCAACGCCAAGCGGAGCGCGAAGACGTCGATCTCCAACATGATCGCAACGGGCCTGTTGAAGACGTTGTCGACTGGCACCTCGTCGGCGATCGCCTCTGCGATCAAGTCCCTCGCCACGAAGTTGCTCAACGCGGGCTACACCAAGACCGCCAAGAGCGTCATGAAGAAGGGCACCCGGCTGGAGAGGCTCGCCGACAAGCGGGCCTCGATCCAGTCGAAGATCGCGGCAGCCAACCAGTACGCCAGCGATCAGGCGTCGAACATCCGCGACTTCCTGTCCATCAGCGGGACCTCCGCGACCAGCGTCGGCGACCTCATCTCCCAGATGGGCAGCCAGCAGAAGACCGCCTCTGGCTTCGTGGCCCTCACGAAGAAGCTGAAGGCGCGCGGCGCGTCCAAGGCGCTGTTGGCGCAGCTCGCTGAGGCCGGGCCGGGCAGCCAGCTCGCGACCATCCTCGGCGGCAAGGACGTCAAGACGCAGGACATCGCTAAGCTGAACAGCTTGGTCAAGTCTGGGGGCAAGCTCGCGACGTCCTTCGGCAAGGACATGGCCGACCTTATGTACGACAGCGGCAAGAACGCCGGGAAGGGTTTCCTGGCTGGCCTGAAGGCGCAGGAGAAGGCGCTCGGCAAGCAGATGGCGAAACTCGCCGCGGACCTGGTCAAGCAGATCAAGAAGGCTCTCAAGATCAAGTCGCCGTCGGTCGTGTTCCGCGACGAGGTAGGCAAGCAAGTTGTCCTCGGCATGGCGCACGGCATCGACATGCACGGCCACCTCGTCACCGGCGCAGCTCAGCGGCTCGCCGACGCATCGACCGGCGTGTCCATGCGCCGCCGCTACATTCCGACCGCAGCAGGTAAGAGCGCAGGACAGAACGAGGTCTGGGAGCGCCTGGCCGCCGTCATGGAGCAGCAGGCCGGCCAGCCGCAGCAGCTGACGGGACAGCTGGTCCTCGACTCCGGCGAGCTGCTCGGGGTCATCAAGGGCACTGTCCGGCCGATGATCCGGGAGTCCGAGCGAGGGCAGGCCTACCGGGCCAAGGTTGGGAGGCGGGCCGGGTGACAATCTCGTTCGGGTCCGCAGGTGCCCAGGCGACCCACACCGACACGGTGACGCCCACTGTGGTGGGCGCCACCGGGGACCTGGCAATTCTCCAGGTCGTCTCCGGGCATCCGAACGACTCGGTGCCGTCGACCCCGTCGGGGTGGACACTGGTCGGCTCCTTTTCGGGTGGCGGCGGCACATTCGGGGCGTCCGCCGGGCCCAGGCGCCTGACCTGGTTCGCTCGCGTGCTCACCGGCGGGGACTCCAACCCCACCACTGCGATCCCGTCGGGGGGTACCGGATCTGTCATCGCCGGGCGGGTCTTCAACCTGACCAGGACCGCCGGCACCGGCTGGCGGTGGGCGGCGACGATCGGCGAGGACACCACGTCCGGCACCGGTTTCTCGGTGGTGTGCGCGACCGCACTGACCTTCAAGACCGGCGACTTCGCCATCCTCGGCTACGGTGTCGCATCCAATGCCGACTCCTACACCGCCGAGACGATCACGGCGACCGGGATCACCTTCGGCACCGTCACTGAGCGCGCGGACGCGGCGGTTGCGACGGGCAACGGCGAGTCGATGGCCATCGCCACCTGCTCGGTGTCGGCCGGGTCAGGCACGCAGGCCCCGACCGTGGCCGCAACCCTTGCCGCAGCCTCCACCGGGGTCGCCGGCGTGCTGCGCGTCCGCGAGGCCAGCAGCGTCGTCAGCGTCACCGCCCAGAGCGTGTTCCCCCCGCGTAACTTGGTGGCCGCGACGAGTCTTACCGGCGACGACATCGTCACCGTCACTCTCTACCGGCAGGTCGGCACCGACCTCACCCCTGTCCGTGCAGCCAGCGGAGTAGACGTCACCGGGCAGGCTTCGCTCCTGCGGGTCGACGCCGAGCAGCCGTTCGGTATCAGCGTCACCTACGCCGCCTACCTGACTGACGTCAACGGCGCCCAGTGGGTCGCCTACTCCGGGGCGATCACGTCCACCGTCGCCGCGGACGTCGTCTCGGACGCTGTGCGAGGCGTCGGCGCCGCAGTGAAGATCGAGGCACCGCTGGAGAAGAAACGCGAGAGGGACGCCACAAGCTTCAACGTCGGCGGGCGGATCGTCGTCGTCGGCCGGCCCCGCTCCGCCCCCTCGTCGACCATCACCGTGCGCACCGAGACCGACGAGGACGGCGACGACCTCAACGACGTCCTCGACAACGCCACCGAAGGCGTCATCCTGATTCGCAAGCAAACGAGCCTGCCCCGCCTGGACGGCACCTACGTGCTCCTCAGCGACACCGAAAGCCCCAACTGGTACGACACATTCCGCTGGTTCCAGATGGACACCGTCAAGGCCGAGGCGTGGCCGGACACCATGGAAGCGGCCGGCTTCACCCTCCAGGACGTCGCGAACAACTTCTCCACCCTTGCCGACCTCGCCGCAACGTTCAGCAGCCTGCTGGCGATCGCGCTCTACGACTTCGGGTGACGCCATGCTCGACATGTCCGCTGTGGCGCTGAGCGTCGTACAGCGCAGCTACACCATGCAGGTCCGCGCCGAATCCTGGCGCGACGGGGAGCTGCTCGCCGCCGACATCCCCGTCGCTGACGGCAGCGAAGACCGCGACCGCTCCCTCAGCGTCCCCGAACGCATCAGCCTGACCGTGCCGCGCAAGGATCGCGGCTTCGACTGGGACCCCGGAGCCGACGCCAGCCATCCACTCGCCGCCTACGGGCAGCAGCTGCACATCTCCTACGGCGTCGACATCGGCGGCGACTTCGAATGGATCGACCGCGGATGGTTCGTCATCACGGACACCGCGACCGACGGCGACACCGTCACCGTGACCACCCAGGGGCTGCTCACTCTCATCGACGAGGCGAAGCTGGTCGCTCCGTTTCAGCCGAGCGGCACGCTGGTCTCGACGATCCGCAGCCTTGTCGAGCCGGCGCTGACAGCGAGTTTCGACGGAACCCTCGTCGACCGGGCGGTGCCCGTCGGCATGCAGTGGGACAGCGACCGGCTCGCCGGCCTGACCGAGGTCCTCGACGCGTGGGCCGCGGACGCCTACGTGACGGCGGACGGCTCCCTGTTCGTCGAGCCGGTCACGGACAACGGCAGCCCGGTGCTGTCCCTGACCGACGGCCTCGGCGGCACCGTGATGCGCTGGCAGGGCTCAAGCAGCAGGGACGGCGCCTTCAACTGCGTGGTCGCACAAGGCGAGGACTCTGCCGGCAACCAGATCCAGGGCGTCGCCTACGACACTGATTCCGGCTCACCGTTCATGTACGGCGGCCCGTTCAACCCGCTCCCGGTGCCCTACGTCTTCAGCTCTCCGCTGATGACGACGGTCGACCAGTGCCGCAAGGGCGCTGCGGCCAAGCTGCTGCAGCTACGCCGGACCGCCTCACGCCGACTGGGGGTAGCCATGGTCCCGCACCCGGGCCTGATGACCGGTGACATCATCTCCGCCACCGGCGCCGGCCTGACCGCCGCGCCGTGCGTGATCGAGTCGCTGTCGCTGCCGTACTCGCCGGGCGAAATGAGTCTCACGGTGAGGGTGCTCTGATGGCGGACTTCGCGGACACCCGGGTCTCGCTGGCTGGGCAGGGCGCGCTCCTCGGCACCGCGGCGACCGCGTCGGCGAGCGGTGCCTGTCTGGCCGACGTGGGCGGCATTCGAGTCACCGTCCGCGTGCCCGCAGGCCTGACCGTGGCAGCGCAGCAGAACCTGCTCATCCTGCGCCGGGGCTCCACCTACTGGGCGATCCAGACACTGACGGCCGCGCCCGCTGTGCCACCTACGCCGCCGCCACCGGCCGAAACGCCGCCGACGAGCGATCCGGCGCCGGTGCCGAAGCCGACGGTGACCACCGGCTCGCTGGTGTGTTCACCGGTCGCCACTTCGACGTGGCGGGACGGGCACTGGCGCACCGACATCGGCTCATCGACGAGCGCAGACACCTTCCAGGGTCGATACAGCGGCAGCTCGTTCGGCCGCAACTCAGGCTTCGCGTTCTACGGCAGCAAGCCAAGGTCGATCGCCGGAGCGACGGTCACTAAGGCCACCGTGAAGCTGCGACGCCTCACCTCCGGCGACTACGGGAAACGCTCGCCCACGATGCGTCTGGTCTCCCAGTCCACCCGGCCATCCAGCTTCCCCACGCTCAACGAGTCGACCTCTGGCCCCGCCCTCGGCGTAATCAACCATGTGTCGCCGTGGGAAACCACCTTCACTCTCCCCACCTCCTGGGGCCAGGCCATGGTCGACGGCACCCGCGGGGGCCTCTGCATCACCGTCAGCTCCGACGACCCGTACATCCGACTCGCAGGCCGCAGTTCTTGGTCCGCTGCGTGGACCCTGACGCTCTACTGGAGGCGCAGCTCATGACCCAGCAGACGTCCAACGGGATCTCCTACCCGGAGAGCACCGACCACGCCCGCATCTGGGAACACATGCAGACGATGGCCTCGTCCATCGACCCGCAGCTGAACGCAGGCAACCGGCAGATCTTCACCGCATCTGGGACCTGGACGAAACCGACCGGCGCCAAGTGGGTGCAGGTCCGGGTCATCGGCGGAGGCGCAGGCGGAGGCGGCGTCCCCACCGGCACCAGCGGCCAGGGCGCATCCGGGTCAGGCGGCGGGGGAGGCGGCTACGCCGAATCCGTCATCGCCGCATCGTCCCTCGGTAGCACCGTCGCGGTCACAGTCGGCACCGGCGGAGCCGGCGGCGCCGCAGGAGCCAACGACGGAACCGCAGGCAACCAATCCTCGTTCGGGGCGCTGGTCGTCGCCGCCGGCGGAAGCCAAGGCCTCACCATGGCCCGCACCTCCGGGAACACCATCGTCACCGGTGGCGTCGGCGGCAACGGCCTCACAGGGGACATCCTCATCATCGGCGGTGACGGCGGCAATGGACTGGTCCTGAGCGGCCTGCCGGTCTGCGTTGCCTGGGGTGGCGGCACCGTTCTCGGATCATTCAGGCGCGGCACGGCCAGTCTGTCGGGTGCCGCCGGCACTGGCGGAAAGCTGTACGGCGGCGGCGGGGGTGGCGCCGTGGTCAGCAGTTCGACCAGCAGCTTCGCTGGCGGCTCCGGTGCGGATGGCGTCGTGATCGTCGACACGTACTTCTAGGCCCATGGCAGACGACCCGGAGGCGAGCCCGCCCCCCACCGACCCGCCGCCTCCCTACACGACGCAGCTCCAGGACGGCTCCGTCATCGAGCAGTGGGACGTGCCATCTCGCACCTACCGCCGCTACGACTGCGGTGTCCTCGTCGAAGAGCGGCCCTTCAGCGCCGCGGAGAATGCATCCGCTGACCAGCAGATCGCCGATGAGGCGCGCCGCACCACGCAGGCCGCGCTCCTTGAGCAGGCCCGCACCGACCTCGCCGCGAATCAGGCCTACCTCGACAGCGTGGCGGCCGGCACGGCCACTACCGGCGACGCCGTCACCCAGGTTGCCGCGCTCACCCGCCAAGCGCAGGGCTTCATCCGGCTCACCGTCGGCGCCGACCTGCTCGACCAGCCCACCGGAGGGTGACGTGACCGTCTACGTGTGTTCCCTGTCCGCGACGCCGGACCAGCTGATCCAGCCCAACACGGACACGCTGCTCCTCTTCCCGTTCGACCAGGACCAGATCGACCACCTCTGTATGCACGACCCGCTGCAGCCGGACGGGATCACCGTCGCCAGCGACGACCAGAGGGCCGGGCTGATCTGGCCGTACTGCGACGGCTGGGGCCACCTCACCGCAGAGGTCCAGTGGGAGGCCGGCGCCTACACCGAGCTGCGCGACCTCTTCATGCGCGACCCGCTCGGATTCACCTCCGACCCCATGAACGACACCGCGCGAGACGATCGCGTCCCGTCGGGCGGCTACCAGTACTTCACCAAGCACCACGAACTCTCGGTGTACGTCGGCACCCCGCTCGGCTTCATGGTCCGGCACAACGACAAGGTCGCCCGCAAGGTGCTGTACGCCCAGTTCAAGCTCGCCATCCACCCCTGGTGACCTGAAGCCACCCCACGCCCCGAGCTCAACGGCCGGGGTTTTCGTCATGTCTGGAGCATCCATGCCCGACCTCTGGATGCCGGGGGCGACCCGGCACTCCCTCGGCAACACCGGCCTGATGAGCGGCGGCCCGGCGCGCGCCGTGTGGCACATCACCAGCAATGCGAAGGACTGGACGTTCGCGAACGAGCTGGGCTGGTTCACCGGCGGCGGCGCCTCGGTCGCGCCCCATGTGCTGTGGGACCCGTTCACCGGCGAGATCGCCCAGTTCTTCCCCGCCGACTCCCGCTCCCTGTCGCTGCAGAACGCGGGCGACGTCCGCACCAACCGCACCGGCGTCTACTGCATCCAGATCGAGACCGTGTTCACCGCAGGTGAGACCGTCGGCGGCAAGCGGTACGCCACGGTGCGGGACACCCCCTGCAAGGGCCTGCCTGCCATCATGACCTGGCTGCGATCCCTGGGCATCCCGGACATCTGGCCCGGCGGCCCGCCGACCGCCTTCGTCCGCGACACCGTCACCCTCGACACCTGGCTCCACCAGGGCGGCCACTACGGACACCATCAGATCCCCGGCAACACCCACGTCGACCCGGGACCGATGCCCGACCTCTTCGTGGCCGCGCCCGCCGCACCGAAGCCGCAGGCCAAGCCCAAGGTGTCGCTGGCGCACGTCGTGTACGCGGCGAAGCACGACCCGGCCGCGGCGCAGGGCCACACCAGCTACCGGGCCGAGGTGCTGATCGTCGAGAAGGCGCTCGCCGCGGAGAAG